CCGTGCTGCCTATAGGTGCCCATAATGCCATCAAGTAAAAATTACAAAAGGTCGTACCGTCAAGAATACGACAGATACCATGCTTCTCCAGAGCAGAAGAAGAAACGTGCTTCTAGGAATGCTGCTAGGTCTGAGATGGAAGCCAAGGGTAAAGTTCGTAAGGGCGACGGTAAAGATGTGGATCACAAGAACACTAACGCTAGAGACAATTCTAAAGGAAATCTCAGGGTCCAGAGCAAGTCGGCTAACCGCAGCTTCCCAAGAAATAAGAACGCAGGTAAGAAATAATGGCTAAACGTCCTAATCTAGGTCAGATCAATAGTACCGTCTTTACTGTGACGCAGCTTAACTCTGCTTACACCAAGATAGACGAAGCATTCGATAACACTCTGTCTAGGGATGGCTCTACTCCAAATACAATGTTAGCTGACTTGGATATGAACTCCAACAGTCTACTTAATGTAGACGATATTCAGGCTCAGACTATTACTGTAGAGTCGGCTATTATCGGTGGTAAGGAGTTTGTAGGTACTATTACTTGGAGAGCTTCTTGGCTTACTGGTACTGCCTATGACTACCTTGACGTTGTAAACAAAGATGGTGTTCTTTACATCTGTCTTGAGGCTCATACCTCTGATGTTTTCATGACTGACCTTACCAATACCAAGTGGGAAGTCTTTATCTCTAACACCACTGGCCCTACTGGTGATCCCGGAGCGGATGGTACCGATGGCCAAGGTGTTCCTGTTGGCGGTACTGCTGGTCAAGTCCTAGCTAAGATTGACGGTACGGATTATAACACTGAATGGGTGGATTCTTCTGGTGGCTCCAGTGATCATGGTGCTCTTACTGGCCTAGGAGACGATGATCATACTCAATACCATAACAATGCTAGAGGTGATGCTAGGTACTATACTCAGACGCAGCTTGACGCTGGTCAGCTAGACACCAGATACTTTACTGAGTCTGAGGTTACTAGTGCTTTGTCTGGTAAGGCTGATACTAGCCATACCCATTCTATCGCTAATGTGACTGGCCTACAGACAGCCCTAGACGGTAAGCAAGCCTCAGGTTCGTATGCAGCCTCCTCTCACACTCATACTGCCTCTGAGGTTACTGACTTTAGTGAGGCTGTAGACGATAGAGTGTCTGCTCTTCTTGTAGCAGGAACCAACATAACCCTCACCTACAATGACGGAGCTAATACCCTAACTGTAGCCGCCTCTGGTGTAAGCCAAAGCCCTATCTTAGCATGGATGATATAAATGATTAACCTTACTAGCACTTCTGATCTTATCCGAGTTACTACTTCTGCCGCCAGTCAGATCGAGGTACATGCCTCTTACGTAGACTTTAATGGTACTGCTGTAACTCCGGGTAGAACTAACACACCACATATTACTACAGCAACTACGACTACCGTTGTTCCTTCTCCGGGGTCTAGTGTGCAAAGGAACCTCAAGCACCTTAACATTACCAATGACCACGCCTCAGTAGCCTGTATTATCACTGTAGAGCATACAGACGGGACCACTGTCGAAGAACTAATCTCAGTTACTCTTCTGTCTGGAGAGAACATGGTGTTGGGTGAGGATGGTAGGTGGACCCACTACGACGCTAACGGTGCTGTCTACCCTCCTGCTGGTAAGGGCGCTTATGATGGCTATCCAGTAGTCTTTATGAAATCTGGTACTGCTGCTGATACTGTTGGATATTGGTACTGCACCAGCAAGGACGCTGGCTTTCCGGGAGCATGGGCACCGGGTACTCCGGGCATCAATGGTAGGGTTACTGATGGCACTACCTCTGGTGACTTTGGTAGCATACCTGTTAAGAATCCAGCAACAGGGTCTAACTATCTTACTGAGCTTACTATGGGGGCCTCGGTCAACCACTCACACTTGTTCTTCGATGTGCTCTGGGTTAACTCTGGTATTGCTGTAACTACCACTACTGCTCAAGCTATCACAACTCCTACCTTACCGGCCAGAGATGTCAATGGCGCTACTAATGGTGAGGGTTGCATGATTGCTATGCTGACAACTACGGCCAACACTAACGCCGCTGTTATCAGCAACTCTACTGTGAGCTATACTAACTCTGATGGTACCTCTGGGCGTACGGCTACTCTTACTGCTATCGCTGGTTCTCAGATTCCAGTCATCGGAACTATCGTGTGGTTTAACCTACAGGCTGGTGATAGGGGGGTTAGGTCTATCGAGTCCATTACTCTGAACACTTCTCTTGGTGCTGGTGCGGTGTCTCTCATGATCTGTCGTGACCTAGCCAACATTGGCACCTCTCTAGTCAACGTACAGTTTACTCGTAAGCTCAGTGAGCCGGGAGTTAGGCTCTACAACGGTACCTGTATGCTCCACTGTGTCCTTGCTAGTGCTACCACTGCCACGTTCTTTAACGGTGAAGTTGTGATTCAGGAGAAATAAATGAACAACAGAGACTCTGTAAAAACTAAGATGGCTGCCGTAGAGAAACGCTACGGTAAATCTATCAAAGGAACTATGGCTGGAAAACCTAGACCCAAGACAAGAGTTAAACCAATTCTAGGTAAAAATAAACTAGGCTTTAAAGTAAAGGTAACATTCTAATGGCCAAGAGACCTACTCTAACTGATCTTACTTCACTTACCAATTCTAGTGCAATCAACACTCTCAGTCAGAATTGGGATGCTATTGAGGAAGCATTTGATAATACTCTGTCGTTGGACGGTAGCACTCCTAATGCTATGAATGCGGACCTAGACCTTAATGGTAACGGTCTTCTTAACGTTGGAGCTATTGACGTAGAGAACCTAACTCTTAATGGACAGACTGTTACTGACCTAGCTACTGTACCAGAATGGAGGAGTGCTTGGGTTACAGCTACTAGCTATGCCAAGAACGACTTGGTGAAGACTAATGGTAACGTATATATTTGTTTGGTAGCTCATACCTCAGGCACTTTTGCCACTGACCTTACTGCTCTTAAGTGGGAGCTTATGGTATCCAAGGGTGACTCAGGGGTTGGTACTGGTGACCTTGTATCTACCAACAACTTAAGTGACGTAGCTAACCCGGCTACTTCTCGTTCTAACCTTGGTCTTGGTACTGTTGCTGTAGAGAACACTGTACCTGTAGCTAAGGGCGGTACTGGGGCTACTGATGCTGCTACCGCAAGGACTAACCTTGGTTTAGGGGCTTTGTCTACTGCTGCGAATGTTACGACTTCAGAGTTTGCTGCTGCCACATTGGTTACTGAGGCTGAAGGCATCTCCAGTAATGATAACGACACCACGATCCCAACTAGTGCTGCTGTCAAAAGCTACGCAGATAGTCTACTTACTAGTGGAACAGTAGGCCCTACCACTACGACTAGCGGGACTTCCTTTGACTTCGCCGTACCCTCTACCTGTACTAGAATTGTAGTCCAATTCTTTGGTGTTTCCCTGTCTGGTACAGATGATATTCTAGTTAGGCTTGGAGATGCTGGAGGTATCGAAACTACTGGTTATTACAGTGGTTCCAGAGATATTACTCCAGTAACTACAGGTCTTATTGTCTTTGTGGGTGGTGCTGGTCGTACCGCTACAGGACATATGGATATTGTAAGAGTAGGCTCTACTAATCAATGGTCTTCTATCCATAGCGTGTCTATGTCTACAATCAGTAACTCTGGTGGTGGCTCTATGACGCTGTCTGACTCTATTACCACGGTAAGAGTTACTCGAAGTGGTTCAGATACCTTTGATGCTGGTAGCATTGCAGTAAGGTACTGGACATAAGAAAAGGGCGCTTTCGCGCCCTTCTTTAAGCTTTGTCCCAAGTCAGACACTGATACTCTACGTCTGGTAAGGGAGACCTCTGGCTTCAATGTTAATCATGTTCTTCATGATGTTCCCTTCAGCCTCCTGTACACAGACTTCATGAGAGGGGTAGATAGCTGGGTCTGCAAAGGTCTTGCAAGGTTCCCCCATAAAGCAGACTAGGTAGATAGCACTAAACATTATTCTTTCTCCTCTCTAATGTTTTCAAAAATCTGAAATTTAACAAACTCAATAACACCTAGTATTTCTGCATTAGTAAGTTTGTCTTCACCTTCTTCATAGATATAGTCTAAAATCGCCTCGACCATCTTACTTGCTTTACCTAGTTCTACAATATTTTCAGTCATCTTTCTTCTCCATTTCGTTGATTAGTCTATCAAGGTATACTTTAGCCTTTTTCAAATCTTCTACCGGATTTTTCTTGTACCTCCAGCGATGGAGGTATTTCTTTATGTTCCATTCAAGACCACCTAGATATGCTTCTCTAGGCATGTTGTCTCTAAGGTAGTCCCAGCACTCGATAGTGCCTCCTGTATAGTGGTCAGGTTTATTTACTTGGTCTGTCCCCATCTACAACCTCCTGAGCAGCTTTAAGCAGAATATCCTTTATGGCATAAGACAAAAGGAACTGGACTTCTTCTTCAGTCAAGTCAAATTCAATCTCTGCTCCACCATCTTCT